CTTTGATCCAGCGTCAGCACGGTGGTGGTTGCACTGGCAACGCGCCCGCCTTTACGCGCACCGGCACGCATCTGATCAGCAATCTTGATTAGCTGCCCAGGGCGGACAATCGCACCATCAAGACCAACGGTGAAGGTGCAGGTGGTTGTTTCTTCCTGCTCGGAATACAGCAGCCAGCGACCTAGGCGGTTGGCTTGACCGCGACTGGTGCAGGCAAAGGCTGCCATGCGGACTTCGATGATGCCGTATTTGGCAATTGCCGCTTCATCGGAGACGTATTCAACCCGCTGCTGATAGGCGTTTTCCGGATCGTTCCAGGTGACAAGGGCAACGGTGTGGCGAGCTTTAAGGCTGCTGCCTTCATAGTTAAAGATGCCTTCAATGACGTTGCCGTTGTTAAACAGCGCGGCTGGATCTTTCGGACTGTCTTGCGTAAAGGCGATCTGACCAGCAGACCAATACGCCATGCCACGGAAGCATGAGCAAAAGTCCTGAACAACGTTGTATGCCTCTTCGCGTGATTGCAGGTAAACGTTGCAAAGGAAGCGTGGTTCTGTACCGCCTGCGCCATTATTGACCGCCTGATTACAGTATTTTGAAATCTCATAAAGTGTCCATTTATCGACCTGGGCGTTAGTAACAAAACGGCCTAATCCATACCTTGAGCTAAGAACAAGGTCACGCAGTATCCAAGCTGGATCCGCACACCAAGCAGTAATAAACGTTCCATCCCAGACACCCGAATAGGTCAGGCTGCCATCAGCGTTGACGGTGGCATTGTTTGGGATCTGAACCTTGACGCCCTTGATGTCATAAGCGCGAGTTGGGATCGACTGAAACTGCGATGCTTCAAACCGCAAACCAACCAATGCGGTCAGCGGATAACGCAACTTGGCATCGATGATTTCGGTATAACCCGCAAACGTCATCAGGCGGACGTTGTTGGTGTTGTCATTAACGCCTGAAACGCGCTTTAGACGAATGTCCCAAGGGGCATCACCAGTTAGTTCAATTCGATGGCTTCGCTCATAGGTACTGGTGCATTTGCCGCTCACAGTTGTATTGACCTTTTCAACGTAACCGCCGCCGTCAGATTGAACCTCAATGGAGTATCCAAGCGAAGTTGCTTTTAGGCCGTTGTTGACAACAAACAGCTGGTTAAATGCGACACGAACGACAACTGCGTCAACGTCGCTGTCTGTGATTGTGCGAACGACAGTATCGCCAACATTGTCGCCAACAGAGCTGTTGACGTTAACCGCATTTTCGCTTGCAGAAAAACCTTCAACGTACGTCTGATTTTGTGTGCCTACGCGCGAGGCAAAATCGCTATAAACAAAATTGTCGGTTCCATCGCTGTTTTGCAGCGGTGTATCGTCAAAAAAGATTGACTGCTCAGGTTCGTCGGGCGTCGCAAATCCTTCGATTTCGCCTTCACTTAGGACATCAATTAAGCGAATGCTGGACTTACTAAATAGCGAGTTAGCGTCATCACTACGCTCAGGCCCAGCACTTTGAACAACGACCGTTTGCTGGACGTTGACGTTCTGCTGTGGTGCAGGTTGTGAACGGCGACCACCACCGGAGCCAGCAATGCGCTTTGCCATTAGATGTCCGTCGTACTAACGCCTGCCGATACAACCACGCTACCGACCCGCATCCGCCCGTAACAGATTGGGACTGGATTTCCTTGAGCCGTCAGGTTGACAGCACCGTTGTAGATGTAACTGGCGCGGTTGTCAGCCGGATCGTTGTTTGCCGGATCAAATGAGCTTCTGCGGTTAGGCGTATTACTGCTTAAACCAGGCAGGTCAGCAGGCTGCGGTGAAAGAAGTTGACCTGTGCCATACAAAATCAAACCAGCACCAATTGCAGAAGCAGCGACGCCTATTGCAGTACCAATGCCAGTGCCAGCAGCGGCGCCACCAAGGCCAAAGGTGCCAAACAAACCAGCACCAGGCAAAAGGAATGAAACCGCAACTAACGCGACTCCAGCCAAAATCGTGCCAATGCCGCCACCGCCACCAGCACCCACAAGCACTGGTGTAATGCTTATTTCTTCATCCTGGCCAGTGGGATTATGAACCTCATCTAACTCTTCAATTGCTGCTTTTCCTACTTGAACGATATAACCAACGCCTCGTTCACCTGCTGTAACTAATGCTTGCTGAAAACCTTCAAAGTTGGCGCACAATGCGCGAATTGCCTCAGCAGGCGTATTCAAATCAAACTTATGAATGCGGCCAAACTGTTTACCAAGTTCACCGCGTAGCACCACTCGCTTCATAGCCGACTCCTGTGGCGCAAGATGTGGGTGGTGTTCTTCCGATAATAGCCGGACCACAAATCACGGCTAGACAGCCTTCGCTCAAGGTGCTGCAAGATCAGGTCATCACCGATATAGACCGCAACGTGATTCGATACGGGTGACACGATCTGCATCAACAAAGCATCGCCATATTGCGGCTCAGCGTCCTGGCCGACAGACACAAAATCTTCGTTAGCAAAGTTTTCGACAAAGGTGTTCATGCCTTTGTGCCACCATTCGCCGTGCCGCTCGTAGTCAGACAGCTCTAGGCCCCATTCCTGCTTGTACCAATCACGGGCAAGGGCGTAGCAATCCAAAGTGCCGTAGCACCACTCCCGTCCGATCAGCGGTGGCTGCCAGCCTTCAGGTTCGTAGCTCGCCCACAATCCAGTCGGCCAACCAACAATGTGCCAAGGCAGACCTGATGCTTCCATTGCGGCACGGTCAGCCATGCTCGCTTTGGGCTTCATGTTGGGATGGCTGTGAACGACAGCGGTGATCGCGCCAGCGTCATCGGCAGCCGCATAGTCCCGTGGTTCCATCACGAAGCTCATCTCTTCGGTGGCAATGTTGCGGCACGGGAAGTAACGCTCTTTGCCTTTGACGATGACCACCAAACCGCAGGCTTCGCGTGGGTATTCCTTTTCCGCGTGCTGTTCTGCCGCCGCCTTGGTTTCAGGCCTCATCCAATCAGTCCCGCACTTGGGAACCCGCCGTAAGGGATTTCAGCATTCTCACCAAAACGCAGCTTGCAACTAGACAGGCGGTGACCACAAACGTCAGCACTAGCGCTGGTCACTGCGTTGTCGTTGTGGTCGAAATAGTTGGTGCCGGTATAACCGCAACCTTCGCCCTTATACGTCCAGGGGCAGATGTTTTGGATGATCTGACGGCGAGGCAGTTTTACGCCAGCAACGTCGAAAGTCGCGGACAGCTCAAAGCTGACAACAGCGCGGTTTTCGGAAACCTTGCGATCAACAATGTATATCTCACGCGGAAACTCAGCGAACGGGTCCGCCGTTGCGTTTGTTTCGCTCGTGAAATTGACAGCGTCAATGTATTTCTTAAGCGTGCGAATCCGAGTGACAGTTGCGCCAACCAGATCGTTGTATTCCAGCACCAACGTGGTAGCAAGGCTCAAGACATTGCTGATGCTGATGGTGGGGCGAGGCAGTTGTCCGCCACCTTGGTATGTAAAACCTGTCGCCTCGATGGGATAGCGCTGATAGGTCTGACCGTTCCAGACAATGTTGCCGCTGATCTGCTCGTTGACGCCAGCGTGAAATCTGTAGACCTGATCAACGCCAATACTGCTTGCGGTGCCGTCAAGCTCGAACAGCTCGATCACAGCGCTAGGTGCCAGCTTGTTTAGCTCTTCGCCAACGGCGCTAACGGCCTCCCAAACAACAGTGCCATCCTCGACTTCTGTCCCACGGACAACAGGCCACGGATCCGGCTCAGTAGCCGCACTTGTGCCAGCAGTTGTACAGCGAAAAACAAGGCCGCTTGACTGAACGGTTGTGGCGCGTCGGACATCACCAACGCTGAAAGCTGTACTAGCGGCCCAGGCGGTAAATGCCATTACGGTTCAAATACTTGCTCAAAGGTTGCCGTGATCGTATTGATGTCGGCGTATTGATGATCCCGTGACCAAGACCGACAGACAAATTTGTAGGTTTCAGAATCGTCAATAGGCGACCAGTCGAACGACTCAACGCCCGCCCTTGCATCTAGGAATGCTTCAATATTGTCAGCGGTGCTATTAGTAGCAGCAGACCAGCGAAGCTCCCAGATCTTAGGGTTTTGGTTAATGCCAAACGTCACACGTTGTTCATAGCCATCGCCAAATTTGGCGGTACGAACAGCAGGTTGAGACTTTTTCTGTGCGCCGAAATCAGGCGTAAATTCAAAAGTGGCCATTAGCTAAGCAAACCTCCTGGACGCTTCTGCTTGATCAGCTCGGCACGCACAGCAGCGCCTAATGCTTCACCCAGTTTATTGGCATTGGGTTGATCGCCTTGCACCTGGGTTCCGCTGGCATCAACGTTGACAGTGATGTTGCCCATGCTGCCGCCATCTTTGACCTTGACAGGGATGCTGCGCCCATCAGGAAGCGGCACATAAGCTTCCGGGGTGCTGCCTTCACCAAACA